GTGTAAAATTTCGTGTTTCAGTAAATCTACAGCAATCGAACCGCCCTCTTCGATAATATCTTCGTCTAAATATATAATCATTTGTTTACTATGAAACGAGCCTTGTTGCTCACCAATCTCATAGCAAATGTGACTATTAATTTTTATTAGCTTTATTCTGTAGTGCGATAATCTTATAAACTCTGGTAATTCAATCTTGTTAGTTGAATTTTTAGGCATTTTTATACTTCGTCAAGTTCTATTGATTTACAGTAAAACTCAAATGATTTCATAGACTTGTTATTTAAAGTTCCATGTTTTTCAAACAAAGACATAACCAATTCTACCTTATTATAAAATATATACTCATGGCATTTCTCTACACTGTCAAATTTGGTTTTAACATAGTCTGTATGTATGAACTCTGGTGTATTAAAATACAACATAGAAGCTGTTATAATCCAAATCATTTGCGTTTCTTTTTACGCAAATCTAAGTCGTGTTTCCTACTACCTCTTAAAAAACTGTTTACTCTACCCATAGACCATGCCGCCATAGGTACTCTCCTTGACCCAGCACTTAAAAAAGCACCTTGTCCTCTACGATAAACTTTAGCAAGTGTTCCATATGTATATCTCTTTGATGCCTTTGCTTTTCTCTGCAATGTAGCTTTAACTGAAGCCGATAGGGGTTTTCTTTTTACAGCCATTATGCTCTAGTCCTTGCTCTCAATAATGCTCTTGGTATTCTCTTACCTGATTTGTATAGTGCTGAAACTTGTTTAATAAGTCTGGCTCGTCTTTTGCGTTCTTCTTCTTTTTTGAGTCCAGATAAATATTTTTTTGGTACGCCTGTCTTTTTATCTTTGGCAACTTTTCTGCGTTTTTTAACCATTATTTACCTACTTTTCTTTGTGCAGATATGTGAGCCTGTCTAAATGTACGACCTTTTTTCATATCCGTTGCCATTGCTTTCATGTGTTTAAGGCTGTGATGTCTAGCATGACTTTTCATTGTCTTTTGTTGTCTCGGCTTGAGATCCTTTATAATATTGATGATAGACGCAACCTTAACCATTACATTCTCTTCTTATTCTTTTTCTTTTTTTTCTTCTTTGACTTTTTGCCATGTCCCATATGATAAGGCATAATAAAACTCCCAAAAATTAAAATTAATTTGATGTACAATTACACGAATGGTAATTATATCAACTTGTACTCTTTTATGATTTCAAAGTCAATAAGTTTGATCTAAAAATTTTTTAAATTCTTCTATTGCTTCTCTTAGTCTTTTACCAGCATATGATCGGTGCATTTGATATTTTGCAGCAAGTTCTTTTACTGTAAAATCTTCAACACATATTTTGTAAAGTATTTCAAAAGCTAAATCACCAACCCAAGTATGCGATCTGGATAATTTATATATAGCCTCAACACGATCAACAGCTATATCATTCCAGCCATGAACATCACCAATCTTATGAAAATTTGATGTGTAGCTTCCTATTCGACTCTTTTCCCATAGTCTGCGAAATTTTAAAGCAGTATAATATTGAACATTGTTCAATACTTTTTTGGCTCTAAGAGTGTCCAGGGAACTCTCAGTAAGGTTAATCATCACGACTCGACCTTGACCTCTAGCCTTTTCTTTCTTTGAACCAATAAACTTAGGTTTAATTTTTCGCTTATCTAATGGTTTTATTGCTTCCATAATGGAAGTGTACTTGATTTGTTTTAGTCAGACAATCTTTTTAAAATATGACATATGACATCTATAGTCCAACCATCACCCAATAAAGATGCAGCTTGATTTCTACTTACTGATTTTGTGTAATTTATAGGAACAGTTTGCAACCTTTCCATTTCGTTTCTTGTTAAGATACGATTATGAAATGGTGATAAGTTTTCTTTTTCAAAAATAATATTTACAAAACCGCAAGTTCTCCATCTTCTAAATCTTCTTTTATTAGATTTATGGGGTCTTGATTCACCTTCAAGTAAACAATATGCTTTATTTTTAGTAACATATCCATTATCTAAAATATCTTTAAATTTAATTTTTTTATCAATTGGTTGAGGAATATCGCAATATCTGACTCCAAATAAGTCTTTCCATTCTTCTCCTATGTTTGTCCAATACAAACGATCTCTCATTTGAGCTGAAACCCTTGAACTATTTATTCTGACCGGATAAGTTTTCATTAAGCTGCTTATATAATCGTATTCTTCTTGAGCCATGACAACATTTTCAAGTAAATAATTTTTTGGTCTACATTCTTTAAGCAACCTATAAAATTCAAAAAAAAGACTAGATTTTTTTCCTTTAAGTCCATCTCTCGTTAAATTTGCTCTACTAAAATCTTGGCATGGGCTACCAGCCAATATTAAATCAATTTTTGGCAAATCATCTCCTTTAATTTGCCTTATGTCTCCTAGTTGGATCGTATTTGGATAATTTTCTTGCGTTATTTTAATAGCATATGGTTTGACCTCACTTGCAAAATAATTATCATATTTAATGCCTAAACGATTAAGGGCAATTTGACCGCAGCTCATACCATCAAATAAACTCAATACATTCATATCTTTTTACCTGTCATATAATTAAAGGTAACTTGTTCTTTTCCATTGGTAAAAGTTATTTCATTCCAAGAGTGAAAAGTCATCACATATCCATCAGGAACAGTATTAGGATATTTTTTACGGAAGAATTGTTC